CAGAAGACAATATTTCTGTACCAGTAAATCTTGTCCAATCAAATTGGGTGTTGAAATACTGGTCTGATTGATGCACAAACTGATAAGCACTATTTGTCATAAAAGAGGTGACATAAATTTCATCTGTACCACCTTGACCACCTGCCACTCCGTTCATGTTTCTTAAATCATATCCCCAATTGTAACCATTGATTTGAATACCAGAACCAGATAGTGCTTGATTGATTGCTATGACACGATGAACAGCCGTTTGTCCATAAGAGAAATGTATGATACCAGTATTTGGGTCATAAAGTGGCGCTGGACCACCAGTGCAGCAATTGTTTGGATGAGTTCCTGTTACAACATTATTCCAATTACCCGTAAGAGGCACACTGGTTTCTGCATAAACAGAACCAACCATCATGCACAGAAGAAATAAAATCTTTTTCACAGAGTAGATTTTTCCTGTTGTTGTTTTTTAACATCATCTTGTATTTCTTTTGGCACTGGTTCAAAACCACCACCAACTGCAAGAATACAATAGAGGTTATCTCCTGCCTTTTCTACAATTGTAAAAGTACCAGTTGTTGGATTTAGAAAAATGACAAGTGACATTTTTGCGTCTTGTTCAGCCATTGGAGTACTGATGCCACGAACATAAGGCAGTTCTTTAAATTCATTGACTGTATCTGTTAAGTCATTGCCATTCAGACACATCGTTTGAATTGTTTTGATTTGTGGATTTGCAAATACCAGAGAAGGCATCAACAAACACATTGCAATTAGTTTTTTCATTTGCATATTCTATCTCTTACGATTGGGTCGTTACCAGTATAATCGGCACAAGAAGGTGTTGGTGATTTATTTTCTTTTGGTTCTTCACGAATAATAATTGGTGCTCTATAGAAACCAGTAGTGCCCAATTTTTTGTTTGCATCAACCGCAGACAAATCTTTTAGGTCCCAGTCTTTCTTTGCTTCGGTGCCAATCTTACCATTGATTGGGCAAGGAGTACCAGCATTTAACATTGCGACAAATACACGCTCGTCTTGGCAAAGAGTTGCAACAGCAGCCACTTTCATACCCATGTCATAAAGATTCTTTGCAAGTTTAAGTCTCTCGCAATTCTCATCACGGAATGTAGAACCAATTGCAATACCGAGAATTTGTGTTTGTGCTGCACCAGATACGCCTACAGTACATAGGTCATTGTTCATCGTGTTGACTGATGGCGCAATTGCTGATGGAGGTGGAGACTTTACAGTAGTCTCAGATTTTGAATTTGAATTTGTTGTGCTATTGGATGTAGATTCAGTTACAATAGCTTGTGCGAATACTGAAACAGCCGCCGTCATCATAACGATTCCGACAATTATTTTTTTCATTTTAGCCTTTTCCTTTTGTAGTTTACATTATTTAAATCAAAAGAAAATGGCAATACTCACAACTTATTATTTATCCATATGGCCCGACCGGGAGGAATCGAACCCCCGTATAGATGTTTAGAAGACACCTGCGTTATCCACTACGCTACGGTCGGATATTTGGTGCGATTGGCCGGAATCGAACCGGCACGACCGAAGTCGAGAGATTTTAAGTCTCTTGTGTCTACCTATTTCACCACAATCGCATTATTTGGAGCGGGAGAAGGGATTCGAACCCTCTCCATCAGCTTGGAAGGCTGAGTCCTCTCCCAGGAGAACTCCCGCATTATGGTGGAGATGACAGGCTTCGAACCTGCGACCTGATGCTTGCAAAGCACCTGCTCTCCCAACTGAGCTACATCCCCTATTTTATTACTTATAGTGATAATTTTTTATCTCTATAATTTTTAATTTTTTCATTTGCTCTTTTACTAATATCAATAAAATCAACATTACCAAATTTGATTCTATCTTCTACATCACCATCAATACCAAAGGCACCCATACCAAAAATGTCTGGTTTTTTAGTACTTGCGTTGTGAGTTGATTTGAAAAAATCATCAGCTATTTTACAAGCATCCAAATAGTTCATATGTTTATTTTTCCAATGAAGAACTGTAGGTGTCATTAAACCTTGACTAAACACAGATTGTTTTTTTATTTCTTCTATAACTTCATGTTCAGTCATTTCAATATATCCATAATTTTGACAAGTTAAATCTAACTCAGATTTTCTTTCATTTAAACCTTTAGATAATGATAGTGCAAAAACAACTGTGTTATCATTTTTCCAATTATCTATCAACCATTTTTTTGTTTCTTTTATAGTTTCTTTTGTTTCTTCAGGTAAACCAACAATAAAACTTAAAGTTACTAATGAGTTCGAATTGTAAGATTTAAAGTAATTTGAAATTTCTAAAACTTTTGCTTTCATTTTATCGGCATCATATCCTTTGTAAATAATTTTTCTTGTTTCTTTATTAAAAGATTCTATGCCATAGAAATGTCCAAAAACTCCCATTCTCACTAGATGTTCCCAATCTCCTCTTCTTGTAGCCATTAATTCTGGTTTCATAAAAGCTGAAAACCAAGGTTTAAAATTTAATTTTTCAACAGCATCAGCATACTTAATTATTTTTTCAGTTCTGTCATTAAAAGTTTCATCTGCTAAAACATAATTTTTTATTCCCCATTGGTCATAATTTAATCTTAATTCCTCATCAATACTTTCAACAGACCTTGTGTAATCATCTTTAATACCTATGTTTGGAAAATTACAAAATTTACATTTAAATATACAACCTCTGGACATTTGTGTATTTAAAAATTCATCTTTTAATAAGAAATCTCTTTTTTCATATCTCACAGTCAAGTCTGGCATAGGAAAAGAAGGATAATATTTGTTTGCATCCAAATATTTTGTCTTGTGACCATTTAAATTAATATTAAATGGTGGTCTATTGCTATTCGAAAACAAATATTTTAATAATTCTAAAAGAGCATTTTCACCATAACCATAAACATGATAATCAATTGCATCATAGTTCATATTTAAATGAGCATTAGAACCAGATATTATAGGTATTGTTTTATATGTGACCTTTATCGTTTCTAATTTTAAATTCAAATCATTATCGTAGTATGGAAAAAGCCAACTTAAACCAAAAAATTTAGTATTTTTATTAACTCTACTTTTCAATAAATTAAATAATTCATTTATTTCAAATGTATCAAAAAAATCTATGACCTCCACATCCCATTGGTGTTCACGCAAAAAAGATGCGATTCTATATGCTCCCACAGACCTAACTGTGTAACCATTTTTATCTGTACCCAAATTAAATATTAAAGCATGATTCATTATTTTTTTTCAATTTTATTAAGAGCTTCAATTACACATTCTTCTGTTGAAAGAATGTCTTGATATTCATTATTTAACTTCTCTATTTTTTCTCTTCTTTCTTCATTGTTTTTGAAAATTGCATCCCAATTTTTATCAAAAGTTTTTTTATCGACACTAAATGGTCTTGAATTACTTCCTTTACCACCATCTGCCATATTTACCTCCTAGAATTTGGTCCGAGATGCAGGATTCGAACCTGCGATTTCCTGCTCCCAAAGCAGGCGACTTAAACCAGACTAGCCTAATCTCGGAAAAGATGCTTCCTTTGTACGGTGGTAATTATAGAGAGACTTACTGACCGAGATATCTTCCAGTCTTACCTGCTCTCCTTCCGCCCACTCCTCGACCACAAAGGATTCTCGTATTGCCAACGCCGGTTCGGTAAGACCCACCTTTCGATGCCTCCATCCAAGGAGGGGAACCACCCCTGAGTAACGAACTCACTTCACTTCCTGCGGGTCACAGTAGCCGGGCGTTACCCCAGCGGGTTTGGTAGCGGGTGCAGGAATCGAACCTACCTAGACCGGCTTATGAGACCGATGAGTTCTCCAGAACTACTAACCCGCAATTTGGTGCCGGAGAAAGGAATCGAACCCTCGACCTTCTCATTACAAGTGAGCTGCTCTACCGACTGAGCTACTCCGGCGAAACTGGCTGTCTAGCCTGGGCTCGAACCAGGGACCAAATGATTAACAGTCATCTACTCTACCAACTGAGCTACTAGACAATGAAACCTAAAAATTTAAAATTCTCTTTTACTACTGCCAATGTAAACAAATAATTTTTACTTTCAGAACCAGGGTCACCCCCCGTAACAATACGATGATAGAGTTTATTTTCAATCATTTCTTTTAATTTTTTTGTCTGAATTATGTATACACTTTTTCGACCATCTGCTGTGTGAACTTTATATAGGTAGTAGTCTGCCTTAGACACTTCAATTCCTGATTGGCGACCCCAACTAGAAAATTCAACACCTATATTACCTGTTCTCGCACAACTAAAATCTTCTTTGATTTCAATATCAACAACTTTTCCACTTTTATTAAATTTCATACGCACATCAAAATCTGATTTACGAACACCACTAATTGTATCTGATGTTCCAACCAAACTCATGTCTTGCGTTTCACAAAGATAATCAGCAATTTGTTTTTCTGTTTTCTTAGCGATTGGCAAGTCTTTTGCAAAATCATAATTTGGCATTTTGGATCCTTTTTATTAAAAACAAATGGCGGTCCGTACGGGATTCGAACCCGTGGTCTTCTGCGTGACAGGCAGACGAATTAGGCCAGCTATTCTAACGAACCATATTGAAGCACACTACTGAGTCGGCGACCGTGCAGCCTCGATTGTGTCGAGCGTTATCGTGTCCTCTCCGCAGATGCTCTTTGTTGCTGAGAGTAATGCACTTCAATATGGTGGGTAGCCAGGGAATCGAACCCCGTATGCCTGAGGCGCCTGATTTACAGTCAGGTGTAGTCACCAATGCTACTCGCTACCCAATGGTACACCATAGGGGAATCGAACCCCTCTTTACGCCGTGAAAGGGCGTTGTCCTAAACCGATAGACGAATGGTGCATAAAATAAGGGGCACGTTGGCTATCTCCCGATAGTCGCTGTTGTTTAAGAATAGGCGTCCATGTGTGGCGCTCACTCCCCCAGCTACGTTTTTAAAGAACAAATATAATCATAACAGTACCACATTAATTTGTCAAGCGGTACTGTTGTAAAAAAACAACACTCTGGAGCATACGGCTGGATTCGAACCAGCGACTTTACAGTTTTGCAGACTGTTGCATTTGACCACTCTGCCACGTATGCATTAAATTGGCACCCCGCCAGGGATTCGAACCCCGTCCTTCGGTTTTGGAGACCGCTATGCTGCCGTTAACACCAGCGAGATACATTTGGCGGAGAGTATAGGATTCGAACCTATGCGCCTCTTTCGAAACGACGGATTAGCAATCCGCTACATTACCACTCTGTCAACTCTCCATAATTTGGCGGAAGCGGTGAGATTCGAACTCACGGACCCTTTCGAGCCTCTAGTTTTCAAGACTAGCGCCATAGACCACTCGACCACACTTCCTTATTTTTGGTTCTGGTGCGGAGGGTGAGAATCGAACTCACACGCTTTTGGCAATAGTTTCTAAGACTATCGTGGCTACCTTTACACCACCTCCGCAAAACTTGGTACCAGGAGAGAATTTTGAAATCTCGACCCCCGCCTTATCAAGACGGTGCTCTGCCTCTGAGCTATCCCGGCATTGGTGCAACCCACAGGAATCGAACCTGTTTCAATGGCTCTTCAGACCACCGCTATGACCACATCAGCTAGAGTTGCATGGGTTGAACCGGGGAATCGAACCCTCTCTACCTGTTTCACAGACAGGTGTGCGACCACTACACTAGGAACAACATTGACCGTATTAAAGCATATTCAGAAACTCCTTGAGAATCTAAACCTGTCTCCTTGAGACAAGTGAATATGCTTTAATATGGTCCTTGGAATAGGATTCGAACCTATATCAGCCGATTATCTGTCGCTACGGGGTATAAGCCCGCTGTTTTACCATTAAACTATCCAAGGAATGGAAGGGGTGCTAGCCGATACACCACACCCCCACAAAACAACACCTAATTTTTAAAGAGCAGTAAAACCAAAACAAAAAACCCTAGATTTTTTAGGTCTAGGGTTTTGTGTTTGGATTCTAATTTTTGTTACATTTTATCCTTTACAAAACCCTTCGCCAAGCCATAGCGCTGGTGTATTCTCGCCACAAATAAATGTGCGATAATCACTAGACTGCTTATGTGTCGATATGAGTTGTAAACGGGTAAACACTTTAAATCTCCAAAAATTATTTAATGAAACGATTGTACTTATATATCCAAAATTTGTCAAGCTTTTTTTAACGTAGTGTTGTTTTTTTACAACACCTCAATTTTTCTTATACCAGTTGTTTTTTTATAACCATTTTATAGGTTCATTTTCTATAACTCTGTTTGGATTTTGAAAATCTTCAAATACTTCCCAAAGTTTTTCTTTTGCTGCAAATTTTTGTAACAAACTAAACGATATACCATTTGCTTCAATTTCCCAAGGTTCATCGTAATAGTCCATATTTTCGACTTTTTTGCCACGCCATCTAGTACACGCTTCGTTTAAATCGCTATATGCATATTGTTTCACGTGAACCATTTCATGCGCTAAAGTTTCTAAAATATCATGCGCTCCAATTCCTGGATGCAATTCAATTTCAAATTCTCTTGGTTTATTGCTGTCATTATAATCTAAAATTCCAGCATATCCAAAGGCATTTAAATTTTTATCAAATTTAATTGATACTGAAATATTCTCCAACATTTTTGGAGTCATCAATTCTTGAGCAAAAAATAACGCAGCTCTTTTTACAAAAGGTCGAAAAAGTTTTTTATCTGGACACTTAGTTATGCTTAACTTCATTTTTACTTCCTCTTAAAAAGTTATGCTTGCCTTTTGATAAATTTACTCTTCACTTTTTTCGGTTTAAAGCTTTTCTTTAAAAACTCAATAACTATGTTTTTATCAAATTCTTTACAACTAAAAACATCCAGATAAAGGTCACCACTTTCATCCATAAAATGGCCAACAATACTAGATGTTTCAATTAATTGTATCACGGTCCATCCGGTATTACAAGGCTCTGGACCAAAATGTGCCAAAATTGGGTCACCATATGGTACCATTTTGATTTTTTCTACCATTTCAGACACAAAAGTTTGTATATACTCACAATTTTTGACTAAAGTGGTATCACAACCTTTGGCATCGATGACTAAGTGGTAACCCCAACTACTCATATTCAACCACTTCCACGTTACATTTTTCCAAAAAGTTAATTCCTTGAGTATTTCGGTAGTGGTTCTTAAAGTAAACTTTCTTTATTCCAGCTGTATATATCTGTTTTGCACATTCTATGCATGGAGAATGAGTTAGGAACATTACGGAACCATCTCCAGACTCACTCCCTTTGGCCAGCTTAGCGATAGCATTAGCTTCAGCGTGGATGACTTCTGGTTTAGTTCTGCTTTTATGCCAATTACCTTTATCGGTTCTCTGATAACCCATTTTCTCCATCTCTTCTGGAGTTTGGTAGATTTCACTATTCAAAACGAACTCGGTTTCCTCACAATCATTGGTCCAACCAGAAGGCATACCATTGTATCCAATTGAAATAATTCGGTCATCTTTGACAATGATGGCACCAACTTGTAACCGTTTTGCACTAGACAATTTGGCAAACCTTTCTGCCACATCCATATATGCATCAACAAACTTTTGTTTCATTTTTGTGAATCTCCAGGCATCACTCTATAATTGTCTTCAACGGAATCTGGTGTTGACACTTCAATAATAGTACCTTGTTCGACACATATTAATTGGTGTGGTAACAAAGGTGGGTTGTGCCAAACATCACCAGTATTTAATTCTTTATCTTGTATTTCTGCATTTTTTGTATCGATATATTTTACGATAAATTTTCCTTTTAGTACATACCATGTCTCATCTTTTTCGGAATGAAAGTGCATGGAGAATTTAGCGCCTTCATGGAAATTCATAAACTTACCACAATACTTGTCATTGGTCGCAAAAATGTATTCGCTACCCCAACCTTTTTTAACATTACCTTCAAGTCGCATTTATTTCCTCCATTGATGGTGCATACACACCAGTATGTTGTACAGTAATTGCTGAAGCTTTTAAGGAAAATTCTATTGAATCATCCATATTTTTTGTTAACAAATACTTATAGACAAGTGATGACAAAAAAGTATCTCCAGCACCACAAACATCAGCAACTCTTACAAGATGAGCTGGATAATTTTTACCTTTGTAAATTGCACCTTTTTCACCGAGAGTTATAATTAAATTTGAACAAAGAGTTTTTGCTTCACGATATTCTTTCGAATTAATTTTTACAATGCATCCTTCAAATTCTTTTAAATCTTTTTTCTTTGTATCAACAAAGATTGGACCATCAAATCTTTTTCTTAATTCTTTAACAAAGTCATACGTTATAGTACCTTTATCATAATCAGAAACAACTATAGCATCAATGTTATAAGTATTAACATCATTGAAAGTTAAAGGGGTGCATTTAAAATCTTCATCGATACGAACAATGTGTTGTTTTGATTTAATATCAATTATTCTTGTTTTTGTGGAAGTTTCATTGTGAACATAAAAAACATTACAACCCAATTTAGTTAAATTCTCATACACGTTACCTGCCATACCTGGAAGTTTTTCTGTATGAGAACGTTTTAAAATGGGAACAGGAGCTTCAGGACTGATTCGTTCAACAGTACCATATTGGTACACATCTAAACAATCATCACCGACTAATAATATCTTTAATCTTCTGAGTTGTTGAGTAATCATCGATTCTTCCAAAAAATTCTATTTCAATTTTATCTGCACCAATAATTTCACAACCGATGTAATCAGAACCTTTGACCATTAAATTGGATTTTTCAATCAAGTTCAACAATTCAGAATCATTATTGAAAACAGAAACTTCATCCACCGATTTTAAATTTTCTAATAGAAACTTTCTTTCGTATTGGTTGTTTATTGGTCTATTATTACCTTTTAATTTTTTCACTCTTTCATCAGAATCAATACCAACCAAAAGATAATCTCCTAAACTTTTTGCAAAATTTAGGAGTTTAATGTGACCCACATGGAGTATATCGAAAGTTCCGTTTACAAATATAATCCTATTGTGTATCATAATTAATTTTGTTCACAAAACTTAACTTCTGTTCATCAGTCCAAGATTTCAGATAATCATTATCTTCATCAAAGACTTTGAAATATTCTTCATCCGTCAGTTCTCTGGTAGAAGTAATACACTCATCAACATGAGATTGTGAAAATTCTTTGAATTCAGTATCACCTAAAGAACAAACTACTTCATCCATTGCGTGTTCTTTTTCTTTTGCTTCAACAACGTAACGCATACGAAAAATTGAAACAGTTTCAACCAAATACTTTTTTTTCATCTTTCACCCTTTCTAAATTTTCTTTACGCATCAATTTTGGAGTTTCTTTAATACCAATATTTTTGACAACGTAAATAAATTCCACATCATCAATAAATTTAGATTCCCATTCTGAGAAAGTATAGTAAACATCCTGGTTGAGTTTGTTCCTCATCCGCAGAAATGATTTGTTTGATTTAGATTTTTTCATAATATAAAGATTGTACATGAGTTACTAGGAGATGGCAACCACCCCCTAGTATTATTGCCACTTATTTTTTATCTGATTTTTGCGTCATAAGGCAATTGGCTTGTTTGTATAAACCTCTACGAGCCAATTCGGTTGCAGCTCTTGCTCTCGCAAATTCATCAGTAAATTCCACCAAATAGTTCCAAACTTTATTAAGAAACTTCATTTTTGGCAACTTTTTTTGGTGTCGTTTCGATTACATCACTTACTTCAATTTTTCGTGGTTTCTTGTGTTCAGGAATAATTCTCTCTAAAAAGATACGAAGCATTCCATTTACAAGTTCCGCATTATGTACTTCAATCTGGTCACTCAAAGCAAACATACGTGTGAACGCACGATTGGCAATACCTTTGAAAAGAAAATCTTCAGGTTCACCATCAAGGTCGTCACGCATGAATCCTTTAACAATCAATTTATCATTTTCAATTGAAATGTCGATGTTAGACTTTGTAAAACCAGCCACAGCCAATTCAATGGTATAGTTGTTTTCGTCTGTCTTTCGAATGTTGTATGGAGGATAGTTTGGAACATTCTTGGTCAGTTCATCGTGGAACTTTGCAAGACGAGTCCATTGGTCATCAAAACCCACAAAAAATTTGTCCAAATCTTTTAAAGAAGCACTATTACCCCATGGAGCGAGTTGTAATGTCATAATGAACCTCCTATTACTTAGAGACTTTTGCTAAAGAAGCATAGTCAAATTTGCTTACAGCATCAACAAATTCATAAACGGATTTTGTTGCTGTTTTTGCAAAAGAGGTTTGTGCATCAACGAAAGATTGCAATGGAGTTGCAAAAGTTTCATCTTTAACGATTGTTGAAATTGCTTGGGATTTGATATTTTGAACGGCGTCAATAGCCGCATTTGCGTATGCTAACATGGTTTTCTCCTTAGTTAAGCGAGTTAGTCAAAAGATGTGGCTCCCAACATGGGCAACCACATCTATATTTATACAGGTTTATAATGCAAAAGTCAATAATCCAGCGGTAATTAATAAAATAATTGCCCAACCACCAAGTGCCTTATAGTAGGTAGAGAGTGGTGTACCAAAATATCTATTTCCTACCATCACACATTTGTGCATTGGACTTAGTAGATAGCCAGCATAGTCAACGGCAAAGAACCATAAAAAGTATTCAATACCAAAAACTTGTGCCATTATTACCGCAAGGGCAATAAATTTACCAGAACTGCCCATTAAGAAACTTGCCACAAACCCTAGTATAGAAATGAATAACATACCAAAGAAAGTTGTTGGGTCTAAACCAACAGACTTGATTAGTTCTGTGTATTCATTACCATAAGACTTGAAGAAATTTCCTAATACAATGACAATTGCAACTGTAATTAACACTTCCCAATTAATGTAAGATAATAACTTTTTATAGTTCCATTGTTGAGTCAAGAAAATATAATAAAGTGCTAACAGTCCAAAAATTGTAAAGACGTTTGAGTGTCCGCCAACCGCAACATATGTTCCCAATGCTATAAACATCGGAAAGATATTACGTATGACACTACTCATTTTGAAGTTTGTTGGTGCTATGTTTAGTTCTTCATCTTTTACTTGAGACCAGATGTAGTATCCGATGAACAATAAACTAACCACCAGTAATGGTGCAATCATACCTATGAATGTTGCATAGGTAAGACCAAAAGCTGCAATAGGTAGAATTACAGTTTTTTCAAGTGGTGACCACATATAATAGTGGTGTGTAGAAAGATAGTCAACTATTCCCATCTTTTCACGACCATGACCAGATTTCGGTGCTACTGTATCTAAAAGTCCAGCAGATACAGTTACTCGACCTTCAATTGGTAATACACCACCGATTGCACTTAATAAAACAACAACAAACTTATTTGAACGGAATGTATTTCTTACGTAAGAGAACGCTGGGGCAAAAAGACTATATTCTTTTGCTAGTCCAGCAGTTATCATTATGAAAAAAATCATCCACAGATAGCCAAGACCATCCATAAGTTTCAAAAACTCCATAATTACTCCTTCTCAAGTTGCCTCCGCAAATGCGGACCAATTATATATTCAGTTTTTTATTGATTAGATTTTTTACCAATATTATACTTTGGTACTAATTCCCAATCATCTTTTTCTTTATGTGATATTATTTTGATTTGAGAGAGAAATATTGGTGTTGGAGTTTCTGCTTGAGTTTTATTGACAATCTTAACTAGTTCCCAATCCTCTAGTAGTTTTGCAATTGCGTTGCGTCTTGCCAAATCGTTTTCTGTTATATCGGTTTCTTTGCCATCAAGTGCAAATAATTCTTTAAAGTGTACGATATAATATTTGCCTTGTTTATGTAAGATATGGCAAGATTGGTACAATGTTCTTTCTTTTTTAGATGCAACTCCAATTCGTGTAAGTGTTTCACGAACCTTTAAAAAGTCGTCTTTTTCTTTTAGTGTTACTTCAATTAAACTAGATATTGAAATCATTACTTGGTCACTCCGCCTTTTGTTGTTATTCTTTTAATTTCAGCGACTTGTTCATCAGTTAAAATACGCAAAGCTTCTTTGGCTTTTTCATTAGAATAACCAAAGTATTTTTTTACGGATTCTATATTTTTGTCGGTCTCTGATTTCTGCCACGGTTCGAATTTCCGTTTCATAGACCTTATACTATTTAGAAAATACTGGTATTGCATATCTTTATCTGTACCTGGGTACATATTCATTTCGTTGACATAAGGTATACAATCTAAATGGTACGATAATGACCTATTGACAATAAAAGGTTGGTAGTTTTTAAAGTCCAACTCTTCTTTGGTTGTCTTTTTCTTTAAAATTAAATCAACATATTCAAAGGGTGTGTTCATTATTTTCAATATATTCAATAGCAGATTTCAAAAGTGTAACATCATCTTTAAAAAAACCAAGAGCTTTGTTACAATCGTGGCATAACCAACCTCTAAATTGACCTGTTTTGTGGTCATGGTCTAAACACCATCCACCATGACGAAAACCATTAAATTTAACAGCCTCATAGTCTCTTTTGCACACAGGACATATGTAGGTTTCATCAGGTTTCTGGTGTTGACGTTTTAATTCTTCTCTAATTTTTGCTTGTCTTTTACCACATTCTCTACATTCAGACCTTGGGTAATTTCCATTCGCTTTTGCAAATGAAGTTATAGGCAATTCTTGTTTGCATTTAGCGCAAACTTTCATTTTGCCTAAATTCTCATCACCCCATAAACTCATTTAAACTCACAGTCTACCATAATTTCAGTTAGACAAGCGATAGTGTTAATTTCTTGGTCAGCAACAAAAGCAGCTTGATATTGATATTTGGCAAGAATTAAAACAAGTTGTGGAACAGAATTTGGTTTTAGAACTTCATAAAGCCCTTCGTAAAGTTTACGAAACAATCTTACGGGGTCATTATCCAAATTACTTGTTACCCATTTTCTAGTGGAAGAAAAGTCTTTTTCTTTAAGTGCTTTGATAAGACTTTCAATTTGAATATCCGAAATGTGTGTTAGAGTACTCTCATCAATAGTGCCAGAGATAGAATATCTTTGTAACTCATTCAGAATACGGCGATTATCAGGAAAGTATTTTGTTACAATATTAGCAACAACTTCTTTTTTGTATGTAATACCTTCTTGTTCCAGAATCCATTCTACACGTTTAAAGAATTGTGCAGCCATCTTTGCTTTAGAACCATTCATTTTGAAATCGATTACTGAACAACGAGAATGAATTGGGTCAATAATTCGAGTTTTAAAATT